GGAAACTACGGGCTGAATGTACAGCTGCTCAGTCAGCTATCGTATCTGAACTAAAAGATAACTACATTAAACCTAATGGCCTTGCTCTTAAGATTGATGAACATAGACCAAACAGACATCAAGGTTCTAAGGAAGAACGTATAGCTGCTATCCTTGAACCAAGATATGATAACTTACAAGTGTATCACTACCGTGGTGGTAACTGTCAGGTACTAGAAGAAGAGTTAGTATCCTACAATCCAGCACACGATGACTGTAAAGACTGTTTAGCTGCTGCTGTTGAAGTAGCTATTAAGCCTAGCAGTACAGTAAGGCGTACACGCAGTCAAGATAATAATGTTGTATTCCATCCAAAATTCGGTGGTGTTGCATTTTAACACTTGACATAAATTTTACAATGTGTTATTATTAACACATAAGCTAGGACTAGGAGTCGAAATGGCTGGCACTACTATTGACATTGAAAGCATTATTGATCCACATGCCCTAGCTGTGGATATTGCTAATCGTTGGTCCACTTGGAACAGTGCTCGTTCTTCTAAGATTGAGGAGTGGAAAGAGCTACGTAACTATGTTTACGCTACAGATACTCGCACAACAAGTAACAGTAAGTTACCTTGGTCTAACTCTACTACTACTCCCAAGCTAACTCAGATTTCTGATAACCTTCATGCTAACTACTTCGCTGCCTTGTTTCCTCAGAAGCGTTGGTTTCGGTTTGAAGCATCAGACAGTGACTCAGACCTAAAGATTAAACGTGACATTATTCAGGCGTATATGCAGAATAAACTACGTCAGTCAGACTTTGTAAACACTACAAGTAAATTAATCAATGACTACATTCAGTATGGTAACTGCTTTGCTACTGTCGATTATCAACGTAAGGTAACTGAGTTTGAAGATGGTGATCGTGTAGTTAACTACGTTGGTCCTAAACTTGTTCGTATTTCACCGTTTGATATTTGTTTTAATCCGATAGCTGCTGAGTTTGCAGATACTCCTAAGATTATTCGTTCTGTCTTGACCTTGGGTGAAGTACAACGTATGGTCGATACGTCAGTTGATAAAGAGTATATGTCTGACATCTTCAATAAGATGTTAGGTAACCGTGGTGCAGCTAAAGGTAATGACATTGATGTAAATAAGTCAGAAGGTTTTGTTGCTGATGGCTTCTCTAATCTTACAGATTACTTTGAGTCGGACTATGTAGAAATCCTTACTTTCTACGGTGACATTTACGATACAAACTCTGGTAAGTTTATGAACAATCGTGTTATCACAATTGTTGATCGTGCGTATGTTTTGTCTAATGAAGAAAACCCTAGTTACTTAGGTCGTGATCCTATCTTCCATGTAGGCTGGCGTGACCGTCCTGATAACCTGTACAGCATGGGTCCACTAGATAATCTTGTAGGTATGCAGTACCGCATTGACCACCTAGAGAACCTTAAAGCAGATGTTTTCGATCAGATTGCTTACCCTGTTCTCAAGATTCGTGGTGATGTAGAGGACTTTGACTTTGAACCTAATGCTCGTATCTATCTGGGTGATGAAGGCGATGTAGGTTACCTTGTTCCTGACAGTACAGCCCTTAATGCTGACTTCCAGATTCGAGAAATCGAAGCTAAGATGGAGATGATGGCAGGTGCTCCCCGTGAGGCTATGGGTATCCGTAGTGCTGGTGAGAAGACAGCCTTTGAAGTTAATCAGTTAATGACAGCAGCTGGTCGCATCTTCCAACACAAGACTGCTCACTTTGAACGTGTGTTCCTTGAGCCTATCTTGAATGCTATGCTTGAAGTGTCACGCCGTAACATGGACTATGAGGATACAGCTAAGGTCTTAAACGAAGATACTGGCTTGTACTTCTTTACACAGATTACTCGTGAGGACATCAAGGCTAACGGTAAGATCGTACCAATGGGTGCTCGTCACTTTGCTGAACGTGCTCAACGTGTACAGAACCTTACTACCATGTATCAAATTAAAGCCTCCGATCCTAGCATTGGCTCACACCTTTCAGGTAAAGAGTTTGCTCGTTTGCTTGCAGATGAGTTAGGTGAGCCAGCATTGTTTGGTGAGAACATTGCAGTGTCTGAACAACTTGAGACACAGAAGGTTGTCACAGAGGCTCAGGTTGAGTTTGAAGCAGAGCAAGAGGAAAAGGCTGAACGAGGTATGCAGGAACTAGAACCCGCACCTGAGCAAGCCCCTGAGGAGCCTATTGAATGAAGGCAGCTTGGTTCAAAGACTGTAAAACAAAGAAAGAAAAAGAAGCGGTAGCACAAACATTGCAGTCCCAGAGAGAGGGACTAGACCGCCTCAAAGAAATCCTAGAGCCTATGCTAAAGGATACTACCCCTGCCGCAGACTATGACTCACCATCGTGGGCGTATAAGCAAGCAGATCGCAACGGGTTCAATCGAGCAGTGACCACTGTGTTGGACCTTATTAACTTAGACAAGGAATAACAATGAGTGTATTTTCTGAGGAACAGGTGACCCCTGTTGAGCAGAGTGAACAAGTATCAGCCTTTGAGGAACCAACCAGTCCCTCAGTCTTGGGTGATCTTGTGGGAGAAGGACGTAAGTTCAACGATGTTGAGGCTTTAGCAAAAGGAAAGCTGGAAGCAGATCGTTTTATCGAACAGATGAAACAAGAGAATGCTTCTTTGAAAGCAGACCTAGAAAAGCAAGCATACAAACTTGGAGTTACAACTAAGATGGAAGAAATGGCCTCGGCACCCACAACCGAACTTCTTGATCCCAATAATAACAATAGTGGCACTACGAATACAGCTAATACCCAGCCAAGTTCGAGTGAAGCAGACATTGAGAGCCTAGTTGAACAGACCCTGAGAAAGCGAGAGCAGGAAAGTGTTGCTAAAAATAACATTGCTCTAGTTGAATCGGAACTTGCACAAGCCTACGGAACAGAAGCAGCAGCTGCCGTGCAGCAGAAAGCTAATGAACTGGGGCTACCGATGGCAGAGTTACAAGGTATGGCTGCAAAGTCACCAGCTGCGTTTATGCAGTTGATGGGTAAGTCAGCACCTCGTTCCAATCCATTAGTGCAGGGGAGCATTCGTACTGAGGGTTCTACAATGCAAGCATCCTCTGAGAAGGACTTTGGTTATTACCAAAAACTTCGCAGGGAAAACTCGACAGAGTACTATAAACCGTCTACTCAGCGACAAATGATGGCAGATGCCGAACGTCTGGGTGACAGATTCTATTGATAAAGGAAGAGAACAATGGCTGGTAATACAGTAGCTACTCTCGCATTAGCCAAACGTGCAGAAGTTTGGGGTGCAGAGCTTAAGGAAATCTTGCGGGATGAACTGCAAGGCATGAAATACGTTAACTGGTTGAATGATTTCCCAGATGGTGATACATTCAAAATCCCATCTTTGGGTGATGCAACCGTTAACGACTACACTGAAGATGCTGCGGTCACATATGACCCAATTGATGATGCACAGTTTACGTTCACCATCACTGAGTACCTTCAGGCTGGTAACTACATCACTAACAAAGCGATGCAGGATGTTTACTACTCAAACCAAATCATGTCACAGTTCGTGCCTCTGCAAGAACGTGCTTTGATGGAACGTCTTGAGACAGACATCATGGCTTTGGGTGGTCAGCAAACACTAGATGATGGTAACGCAATCAATGGCGTTGACCACCGTATGCTGGGTTCCGGTACAGGTAACAAGATTGCCGTTGAAGACTTTGCTAAGGCACTCCGTGCTTTGAAAACTGGTAAAGTACCACAGCGCAACCTCGTTGCTATTGTTGATCCGTCTGTTGAATTTGAGATGAACACATTGTCTCAGTTGACAAACGTATCTAACAACCCACGTTGGGAAGGTATTGTTCGTGATGGTATCGCAACTGGCATGTCCTTTGTTGCTAACATCTACGGCTTTGATGTATATACATCGAACTACCTGAAAACAGAAGCTGCTGAAACTATCGGTGGTACAACTGTTAACAACGCAATCACCAACATGTTCTTCTCTGCGGATCAGACAGTGTTGCCTTTCGTAGGTGCATGGCGTCAGATGCCAAACGTGGACACAGAGTACAACAAAGATTACCAGCGTACAGAGTTTGTAACTACTGCACGTTATGGTATGAAACTGTACCGTCCAGAGAACTTGGTTACAGTTATGACTGCGCCGTTGGCGTAACATAATTACAAGGGGAGGGGAGAAATCTCCTCCTCTTACTTTTTATACTTGACAACTATTTTACTTGTGTGTATAATAGTCTTAACAAGTCCCCCCGGTAAGGATAACATAACATGGCTAACGTAGAACATTCATCATTAACAGGTAGTGCATTACACGAACCTAAGGGTGTAGCCACAGCCAACAGTGGTGAAGCATACGTTGCTAACGGTTCTGGTAGTGGGGTATGGCAACCTATTCACCGTCACCTTGGTGTAGCTACTACATTCTCTGCTACTTCTCCGTTTGCCTACACTCTTGATACAGACATTGTTGAAAAGTTTCTATCCTTTCCAGTAGACTCTTCGCATGTAACAGGTTTTACTGTAGTAACTTCTCCTAATTTACGATTTCGTTACGATGATTCTACAGAAGTAACATCTTTGATTAACCTAACAATGTCATCTTCACAGGAATCCGGTAGTTCAAAAGATGTAGAGTGGGCTTTGTTTAAGAACGGTACGGAGATTGGCGGATCAAGGGCTATCCGTTCTATTTCTTCGGGTTCTTGGGGTTCTATCTCTGTTACTGCTGTCATCTCGTTAGCTCAAAATGACTATATTGAAATTAAAACTAAATCAAATGCTGACAATGTTGACGTAAACTATGCCAACATCTACGTCTCTATTATTGGAATGAGTGCATAACATGAAGATGACTCTCCTCGAAATGGTTCAGAACATCTTATCCGATATGGATTCGGAGGAGATCAACAGTATTTCTGATTCAAATGAAGCTGAACAGATTGCTAAAGTAATTGAGAATACTTACTTCAATCTTATCTCTACTCGTATTATTCCTGAACATGCTCAAACAATTAAGTTAGTCTCGTACTCTAGTTCCGCCAGACCTACTCACTTCTCCTTCCCTACTCGTGTAAAGAACATTGAGTTTTTGGACTACAACGTATCTGAGAAGGTAGGTGGGGTAGAG